ATATATGAAGGGAGAGGAAGGGTCTGTAACCACCCTTACAGGACGTATAAGAGCCAATACAACATACTGTGCTGAGAAGAATACACCCTTCCAAGGACTAGCAGCAGATGGAGCTAAGATAGCTTTGTATAACCTCATGGACGCAGGATTTGAGCTGGTAGGGTTTGTGCATGACGAAATAATCACGGAAGTACCTGAAAATACAGCAGAAGAAATGCGTAGACTACAGGAGGAAATTATGGTAAACTCAATGTCACTCGTAGTACCTGATGTTAAAATCAGTGTAGAATCGACAATCTCACCAAGGTATTGTAAATGATATTTGATGAAGGTGACTGGGTACGTATTACGAGGGAGGGAATAAGTCACGATAGTTTAGGAGCCGTGGTAGGCAGAGAGCTGTACAAAGGTGACACGATCTATAGAGTAATTCTACTCGAAAATCCAGAAGTTGAGATTACATGCCGAGAGCAAGATTTAGAGCGATGGACTGATAGCATCAAGAAGAAAAATTTGCCATCTATTTGCGAGTGTGGAGGCGACAAACTGGAAATACCACATCATTACAAGTGGTGTCCTAAGGGCTAGTCATGAGCAAGATAATGAAGATGAGAGACAATAGAGACAAGATTATTGATCAACTCATTGATGACAAGAACAGAATTTATACAAGACTAAAAAGAGAAGAGAGGGAGAATCAAGTATTGAGATCTCAAGTAAAATATCTGAAGCAAAGGCTACAATACGCTGAGAAGAAGATAAAGGAATTATCTAATGAAATCATTGACAGTAGAGCTAAAGAAGAAGGATCTGGAGAAAGCGAAGCAGTTCGCCAATGATAGAGTACATCTATCTATAGATCACTACAAAAAAAGAGGGCAGGGTAGCCTAGACAAGATTACCCACGATATTACTATTGGAGCTTTGGGAGAGATAGGCATCTACAGGGCTCTTAAACGGCTGGGCATTAAAGCTACAGCACCGGACTTTAACGTATATGAAACCAAGAAAAAAAGTTATGATGCTGATATTACAGATAACACTGGTAACAGATTTCATTGTAAATCACAATGCGTTGAGTCGGCTAACAAATATGGTAAGTCCTATATTCTACAGTATGGTGGTAATGGTATGGGACATGTTGATAAACTATTCAGAAATGTTACTAATCGTGACTTTCTTATTCCTTGTCTTGTCGATGTGGAGAACATGGAAGTCATAATATTTGGCTGTATTAAGATTGAAACAATAATGAAGAAAGATCTTATTAAGATGCCTAAGGTCAAATGGCTAGAATACAGTAAAAGAGCTATATATCTAGATGACCTATTTACTTTATCTTGGTATGAAAGATGGGGTAGACTTAAGAAACAAAGTGTGATAGAATAAGATATGGGTCATCGGTATAGACCAACCGGAGGGTAGCTTAGGCTTTAAATTCGCCCTCCAGATCCATTACAGGGAGATTCATGGAAGGAAAGAAATTCGATACAGATAAACCACAATATGACCTAATAGATGCACATGCCTTAGAGGACCTAGCTAAGGTTCTAACTATTGGCGCACAGAAATACGATAGATATAACTGGCAGAAAGTTAAACCTCACAGATATGAGGCAGCCTTACTTAGGCATATACAAGCCTGGAGAATGGGAGAAAAAGAAGATCCAGAGACAGGCTTACATCACATGGCTCATGCCTTAGCAAACGCAATGTTCTTATATTGTCATGATAACATGGAGCCAGTTATTATAACTGATATTGAAGATAACGAATTGTATTTGTGAGTTTTCTTACTTTCCTAGCTTACTTGCACTTACAATCTTTTCTATGGTTCGTCCTCCAACATAGGCACCTAAGAATATCTCAGCAAGTTTGTATAACTCAGGACCAGGATTACAAAGACCAAAAGAAGCCAACACAATAATAGTGACCAGGGCGGTCGAACAGATGGGTCGCCACATGGCAACAAAAGGATGAGGTGAATTAGCCTCTGCGATTAGCAATTTGTGTCGATATTCTGCCAGCTTACTTTCATAGTCTAGGATTCTATCCTGTGCTTTACCTTGTATCTTAGCCAGCTCGTTTTTTAGCTTGAGCTTCTCCTCTTCAGAAGTATGAAGCTCATCAACTATTTTAGATGCTGGACTAAATATATTAGATATAAAATCAAATAATCCCATTAATAACTCTTTTTAGAAACGCCTTTCTTATTAGATCCCATGTCTTTACCTAAATTATATTTTTCCCACCAGCGTTTCTTAGCTGCTTCTTTACCTGTTTTAGGTTTAGCAGTATCCATTTTTTCTTTACGTTCTTTTTTAAATTTTAAACCTTCTTTTGCCAGTGTTTTAATTAATTTCATTTGTTCCCCTTTACATCTCTAAGCGGATCTTTATCTTTACTTAAAGGTCCTCCTGACAATGGATTATAGTAAATACTTTTTTTAGCTTTTTTAAGAGCTTCTTTTTTTTCTTTTTCCCGCATCTTCTTATACTGTTTATAAGCAGCATCTTTAACTTTAGACATTAAATACCTCCTTGCAGTTTCTTTTGTTGTTCCACTAGATCGCGTAGCTTTACTCTGTTATCAACATATTCTTTTTTTACTTGTTCTTCTACAGGTACAATTGTAGACATATATTTTTCAAACGTAGCTTTTTGTTTTCTTTCATCTCTTATAGATTTAAGCTGCTGTAGTCTTTGCTTAGGAGATTGTGTTTGTCCTGGTCCTATTACATCTGAAGCAGCATCTACTTTTGCCTGACTTACAGGATTATAAAATATTCTAGAAGTAGGGATATATAATTTTTTATCTTCTTCTGATCCATATCTAAACTTACTACTTTGCCTAGCTTTGATTGCTTTTTCTTGTTGACTTTTAATATATTCTTTATCTTTTAAAGCCTCAGGGTCATTCTTTTCAAACCAGCTAATAGTATCCTGTCTAGCTTTATCTTCTTGTTTCCTTATAGTATCATCTATATGTAAATGATCTCCTTCATCACCTACTCTAAATCCCATATCTACTGCTAACTTTCCTATAGCGTCATATTGCTCATCTGTTAACTGACTCTTACCTATATCTAATGCAGCTAACCTATGATTTAAAGAACCTCCTCCTGTAGTTATTACTAGTTTACGTCCTGCTATATCTTCAGCAGTATCTATAAAACTTTTAAAATATTCTTTTTTCTTTAGTGTGTCTTTCCAGCTATCTGTACTACCAGTAGGGACCCATGCTTTATATGCTTGCTCTCTTTCTTTAACAAGCTCTTTTAACCTATTAGCTTCCTCAACATCACCTTTTTCCATAGCGACACCTTGTTGAATACGTAGTTCAAGAGTCTGGTTTTTTTCATACTTTTCTTTATTCTTGCTTTTATAAAAGTATTTTTTTACAGCTTTTCTAATATCACTCATATTATTTACCTTTACAGTATGAACATCCTTTACCACCGCACTTAGAACAACTTTTTTTAGACATCTTCTTTTTAGCTACAGCTTTTTCTATAGCTTTACTACGAGATTTTTCATAGCCGGACATTTTACCGTCTTTATCTATATCCCCTTTCATACTCTCTCCTTTCTGTCTCATCTTCATTCTTTTTATTTTATCTTTATACTCAGCATCTTCCCTTTTTGCTTTTTCTATTTCTTCTTTATTCTTTCTAGCTTTATTTGCAGTTTTCTGTAGACTACCTCCAACAGCAACTCCACCTCCACCTAAGGAAGCAATCTTAATTAGTGTATCTCCTCTGCCTGGTCTTCTCATTTCTTTTCCCTCGCAATTCTTTTAGCAGCTTGTTTTATACCGGAAGTTTTCTTCCCACTATAAGATCCGCCACGTTTTTTATATTCTTTTACAATCCAAGCTGAGGCGTATGCACTAGGATATACTGAGAACTTACTCTTAGCCTGAGTCTTGATACTGTTATATAATTTACTATTACTTGGTTTAGCCATAATTTATCCTATCTTTGCTATTAATATTCTACTAATTTTACTTTGATTTCCAGGTCCGTTAGAAAAAAATGTTAGCTCATCCCCTGGATTAAACTGTCTAATTACTACAGACGGCTTCCTATTATAATTTGCATATATACCTACATAAGCAAGTACCTCATCTCTTTCTGTAGACCCATTTCTAACAAGATCTATAAATTGAAAACCATTTACAGCATTTTGTCCATAGGTTACAAATTCAACTACATATATCCCTGCTGTATCAAATGTAAATCTAGACACGTTTGTAGCATTAGTTGAATTTCTGGGAGTAGCTGAGGTAGCTGTACCATTTTCAAATGTACCGTGTTGAACCGTACTTACATTACTCCAAGATAAATTACTATACCCACTTGTACTAGAGTGGTCTGTTGCTAGCACACTTACCTCGTAAGTTGTTCCTCCTCCTCCTCCTCCTCCTGTCGCTCCTGTAGAGATTGTAGATTCACTTGTAGAAGATACTACTAATTCATTCATTAATTTAGGCATATTTAATACTCCATACTACAATTGATGCAATGCATCCTAGCAACACTAAAATGAAACGTAGATTCTCACGCATCCATTTCCATACTACTAAAGGCTGCAATAGCTCAGTGTTTTTATTTACTTTTTCTTCGAGCAGGTCAGTTCTCTTGATATGATATTTAATATCTTGTTCCATCCTTATCTGAGATTCTCTTATAACTTTTATGTCCTGCTCTATCTCTTTCATACTAACAATTCCATTTACGCAAAGCTTTATTGATTCTACTATTAGGATCTCTTGCTGTCTTTGCTGAGGTTAACCTTTTTTTCATCCCACCCATACGAGCACAGAATGATTTACGTCTATTAGCAGCTTTACTACCCTTCTTTAATTTACTAGGCTTAGTAGTTACTGCCATCTTTAGTTTACTGCCTGGATTAGCTGCTCTATATGAAGCAACACCTTTAGCGTTCAGACCACCACTCTCGCTTTTACCTTCTTTACGTTGCCAGGCTGCTGATAGTTTCTTTTTAGCTGCTTTCTTTTTCATATCTTTCATTAGTAATCTGCCTTTTTAATTTTACCTCTTTGTTTTTTAATATGCTGGAAAACATTGACAGCTTTAGGATTATTTTCCATGTAATATTCCTCTGGAATAATTCCGTCCTGTTCAAACTTAGGTATCAATGTTTGTCGTTGTCTAGGAGATAGTGTTCTTAATTTACCTAGCACAGCCTCTTTTTCTTCAGGTAATATGGCTCTGCCATCCCATCCAATTCCTTCTTGCACAGTTCCTTGTGGAGCTTTAGGAAGTATGGAAGACATAATACCTGCTATAGTAGTAGTATCTCCATTATTAATAGCTTCAGATAAATTTTTAGCTACCTCAGGATCGAACTGATTTACTATAGTTAGTACAGCATCTTGTTTAGTAAATAGGTCTTGGGTAGTTCTAGCTAACGGTCTATTATTAAGCTCTACAGTAGCAGTACCTAAAGCAAAAGTATCCATTAACAAGTCATGATGTCCGTGAGCCGCTGCTGATAACATAGTACCAGCTATTTTATTATATTTATCAGGGTTCTTTTGTATAGCATCTGCAAAATTTCTTGCTGATGTAGCAACAAAACCATTTACTTTAGGATGATTGTACACACCCTTCATAGCCATTCCTAACATGGAAGCATACATTAAAGGTTTATTATTAGTAGCTGCTCCATAAGCTGCTGATCCTGTAGTAAGCAAACTTAAAGCGGTGCCTCCATTAACTAGCCTTTCATTTATAATAGATCCTATTAAACCAGCTCCTTTTTGATCTGGTCTTAGTGTTTTAGCTAACTGTTTCTCCATTACCCTAACGTCACCAAACTTTAATCTTGAAGATACATAACTAGCATGTACGTCAGGTAATGTGTCTGAAGCATCTTCTATTATATCATCTAAAAACCCATGTAGTCTTTTAGCTATTCTCTCTTTACCCGCAGCGTACGCTTCTTCAGTAGGCTTTAAACTACTGTGTCTATTTAACTTCTGAGATCCCTTATAAGCAGACTCCATATAATCGTGTACCATAGAGGCATTAAATCCTTTTCTTATTTGTCTGTCGTTTATTAGATTACCTGCCTTGTCATACTGCTTAGGCTCAAAAAATAATCCTCTCAGATTTTTTCTTAATTGTACCCCTACATATTTCTTATCTAGATCTCCTGCGTTTAGCATACCATTCTTACCTTGAAAAATATCAAAGTCAATGTCATCAAACAGATTAGCAGGATCTCTACTCATAGGTATGCTATCTACCTTATCTAGATTCCTTCCCATTTGATTACCATATCTTTTGGCTTCCCTCTCTAACTTATCTAACATATCAAGTCTATCTAAACTAGTATCTATTAAAGGCTTACCTTCAGCATCCGTATAATTAGCTACTCTAAGTAACATACTGTCTACATTTTTATTATATTTCTTGGCAGCCATTTTTGTTGCCTCAGGACCCATTCCAAAGAATTTTAGGACTCCTTGCTTTACAGCTTTATCTATACGTCCAAATTTGTCAAGTAACTTTACTCCCGATCTAGCAGTAGCCTGTACTCCTTTCTGAGCATACACCGGCACACCTGCTCCAATACCTCCTGCCTCAATACCTTCGTTAATAGTCTCTGCTAAAGAAGTTGTGTCGGCTTTACCTACACCATGAGCAAAATTAGCTAGGAAGTGAGCAGATAATACTCCAGATAAACCTACTGGTCCAGCAATAGCAGATTGTAAAGCAAGTACACCTGCTTCACTAGCTAATCCTCCCACAGCCTCCGCTGTCATATATGATCCAGGATATTTTTCTAGTAATTGATCATGAACATCTTGCTGTAGCCTGGTGTGTTTTCTATGTGTCTCTGTTATGGTAGGTAATACATTTACTGTACCCATGATACCGTCTTTAGCGTAGGCTTCTCCTAAGGCGTTCATGACTTCCTCTGCTGTATCAGGTATAGCTCTAAGTTCAGCAGAATGGCTAAATGTAACACCTTCCTCAAAACCTCTTCTGGCTGCTATTTTGGAGTTCATGTCAGGATCTTCTACTAAATCTTTAGCTGTAAGTTGAGGTGCTTGATCTTCATCTACAAGTTCATTAACATCAACATCAACTAATTCATTTATATCAATATCTTTCATTACTTATATTCTCCTACTATCTGGTTTGTAGTTTTATCTACAATGTATCTTTTACCTGTCTTAGGATGTTTCATAACTTTTTGATTTAGATTTAATTTAGGAGCTGCTTTACTTTCTTTAGGAGAAGATCCATAATTAGATACACTTAATATTTCTAGAATATCTTCTTTAGTAGATAGGTTCTCATCTATTGCCCCATATCTAGTAGCAAGGTTATCGCGGGTCTCAGAAATAATCCCTGACTCCACTTCCTGCATCTTTTTAATAGCGTCTGTCATAACAGCTTTATCTTCTTCTGTCATAGTTCCATCCACAGCTCTTTGATATACTCTTTTCAAGCTATCGGATACTGCTTGAGATCCCATGAATTGCTCTACATCTTTGTCAGTCATTCTAGTACCCTCACCAGCCAAGCGAGCAATAGCTCTAGCCGCTACAGGCATAGCTAATTTTGAATTGCTTTGTATTAACGTCATAGCACTTTTAGCCATACCTATAGCCTTCTCACTCTCTTTTATACTAGAATTAAACTCTTTAACAATTTTAGTTTTAAAGTCTGATCTTGCTTTTGCTAAATCAGTTTTCTGAGTTTCTTTTATCTGAGCCATTTTAGGGTCTGAAAAAGCTGTAGTAATTTCTCCTTTAACATTATAGAACTTACCTGTCTGCTTACTAAATGTTAGTGGATTACCATCCTTATCTCTTAACTCCTCCACTTGTTGAAAATCCATACCCTCTGTAGCAGGGGACATGGCTTCTTGAAATCCTTCAATACCTGATTCATAGCCTTCCAATGCCTGAGCACCTCCAACTAGTAGAGAGGCTAAACGAGGACCGAAATGCATAAGAGCATCTTTAAATCCTCTACTCATTTTTCTGGTATCCTCTTCATTAAGTTTTACTTTTTGTTTATTCAAAGGGAGAGGAGCAGGCTGTTCCTCTACTAAACCTGTATCTTCTGAAGTGTAAAAATCTTCTTCTTCTTTATCTAGTTCAGGATCTATAATAGGCTTATCTTGCCCTGCTACCAAAGGAGATTTAGTTTCTTTTAACTTCTGTTTTAAAGCTTTATGTAAAGGTTTCTCTCCTATACCAGCACCTGACTTATTCTTTATAGAATCGGTAGCTGCTTGTTGCAACGCGTTTTGAGGAATTACGTCCTGCATGATATAATCTAACACTTTATCTTCTGATTTTTTAGATTTTAGCTTCGCCATAATAAACCTTCATCTTATTTTTTAATCTTAACACTTGTCTACTTATCTCACACAGACCTACACCTAGTAGGAATCCTGCTTTAGTTACTATATTTTTCTTACCTCCTAGGTAATCAAATCCTTGTTTAAATATAGGACCTAATACGGCAGAGGCTACCTTACTTCTTTGCATTAGTTTAACAGTAGGAATACCTATTGCCCAATAAGCTTTCATAAATTCTCTATCAGTTTTGCCCATATAAGCTCCCCACGCTTCACTATCTTTCCATACCTGCGTATCAATAACACCTTGGGTATGTAGTTCTGTACATACTACAGACAAGCCAGAAGACTGTGCTCTTGCAGCTTTAACCTGGGCATCCGCAGCTATTTGAGCAGCTCTCTCTGAAGACTTCATTCCTTCTATCCCCATAGATAAATTAGTTTTCATTTCTACTTCTGCTGTACTTTGTCCAATATCAAAAGCTGCTTTTTCCATTTCTAATCTAGACATAGCTTGCTCAGCTAAGGTTACACCCTGCTCTGCCATTGTTAATTTATCTTCTCCTTCTCTTTTAGCTTCCTCAGATTTTAAGAAAATATCTCTTTCAACATTTGCTAAGGCTTGCATACCAACTCCCTGCAAACTTCTTTGTTGCGCAGCCATAGAAGCTCCCTTAACACCTCCGTAAGCAGCTCCAGCTCTTGCTCCTGCCATCTGACCAGCCTGAGCTATTTGTTGTGCCAATATAGTTCTTTGAGCTTCTCTTTCTGCTGATCCAATCCCTTCTGTAGCTCTTTTTTGATACCTATCTACAGCTTGTCCAGCTCTATCAATACCTTGCTGGGCTCTTTGTCTAGAGTCAGCGTATTCCTGAGTACTTCCAATTCTATCAAGACCTCCTCCTGTAAGAGTATTAAACATAGTAATACCCTCAGCTATACTTTGATTCATAGTTCCATTTTTCTTTGTCACGTTACTACCTCCATAAGTAGATTTTGAATTACTTTTTTTGTTACTAGACTTTATTTTTATAGATGTACCTGTTCCCCTATCAGACGAGTTAAATATGTTACCGCCTCCACTTGTACCTCCGGTTGAACTAATCATACTCATATTTACTCCTTATTTTAAAAATAATATTGCGGCACTAACATTTTCTGCTACTGGCTTTAAAGTAACATCTACCAGATTACCGTTACTATCTAACTCTTTTTCTAAAGTATAGTTTATAGGACTAACTTTTAAAGAAAGAGATTCTTTATTCCAAGCCCCTCCTCTTTGAATTAATCCTTTACCTGTTTGGTTTATTATTATATACTTAGACGGAACAAAAGTCAACTTATTTGCTATGTCTGTGTTTTTATTTGGCTGCAAGACTACATTTGCTACAAATCCCTCCATGTTATCTTCAAAGGAAAGTGTTGAAAATGCTACTTCTAGTATTTTAGTTAGCTTATCTATACTATCAGCACCTTTAAGATTAACTATCATTCTTTTATCTCCTGCTTAAATGGAGCTGCTATTTCAATCTCATAAGTATTTAATTTTACATTCTCGCTCAAAGAATTATTTTTAAATTGTAAAGACAAAGATTTAGATTTATTTCTTAGTAACTTATGTTTAAGTCCTGATACAAGAGATCCTCCCCAAGGATGAAAATTCCATATACCTTCACCAAAAGGTACTTTAGAGGAGTCTAACTTAAACGTAGCTTTGTTATTTTTTATGTAATCAGTATGTAAAGTAATATGTAATTTATTACTAACATTTTTATTGTATATTTCTGAATTATCAAAAGTATGTATCTTTAGTCTAAGAAACTTTTTAAACACTGTAGGAGCACCTAAGGACTCAAAGTTTGTCATATATGAAAAGTCAACTGGATTAATATTATCATTATAATCTGAGTCAGTTCCTCCGTTTGAAAATACATTAATAGAAGAATTTACTCTATTGGTATCTTTTACGTAAAACCTACTTGCAAAAAATACTGTATCGTCATACTCTACAACACCTCCTGTGGTATCTATATTATCCCACTCTAACCATGCGTTATTGTAGTAATCATATATAAATGTAGTGCTTTTTTCTGTAGTAATTATATCTGTATAGTCGTCTACATTTTCTGTAGGTATTGAAAACATTAATAATCTTTTATCAGACCAATTAAATACATTAGCTCTTTGAAAATCTAGTGTATAATCCTTTACCAAAGATTGTATATCCGCAGACATTTCCTCTAAAGATGAGGAAGAATCTGCTGTATAAAAACCTTTTTTAGATAGAAATAAACATTTATTTTTAAACTCAATGAGGGATTGATTGTTTAATGTACCAAGATCTCCTTCGTTACTCATTAAATCTACTACAAAAGGTATGCCTACAGGGTTAGCTAAATTACCTATTAAGGTATGAATAGAACTATCATGAAATATATATAATACATCCCTAATGCCTATAATTCCATTTATTCTGTCTCCTTGTTGAGATTCAACCACAACACCGTTGTCATCTGCTGGAAAATATTCTGAACCTATCTCTCCGGTAAGTACATTAAAAGGTAACGAATATTGAATATTATTTAGATTATCTTTGTTTCCAGATACTATTAAGCAATTTTTAAATACTGTTAATAAACTTCCCTTAGGAGGAGTATCATGTCTCTTATAATTCTGAGTAAAAATTAGAAAAGGGTTTAAGGCACGACTAGAGTTAGAAGCATCTATACCTAATTCTACCTCCCTACCTCTATAAACTGGAGTGGCAGTTGTATCTAGAGTGTCTACTAGTACATACTTTTTCTTACCAGCCTCATCTGCTAAATTATCATCAAAATACATTGTAGCAGCTTTTATATATATTCCATTAACTAGGGTAGCATCTATGTTTCCTGTAGTATTATCTTCGGTTAAATATATCTCTATAGAGTTAGTTGTATCATTTACAGTCTTTACTAAAAATTCACCTTCAGAAGTATTATCTTCATTAAATATTCTTATAATATCATCTACATTAAAATTATCTATAGAATCAGATCCTACAACTATGCCGTAAGGATCATCAAAAGTACCTGTCCCACTAATAGAGCTACCTGTAGATATTTCAGCTAAATTATAATCTAGATTACCGTCGTAAGATAAATTTCCTACGTAATAATATTGCCCTGCTACTTCAAGAGCATCTCCTCCAGGGTTATACATTTTTGTTCTATATATTTCTACTTGTAACTTACGTCCTATTAACGGTACATTTTCAACACCTCCTTCACTAGTCTTTTTTTCCTGTTCATGTCCCTGGGCATAAGAGGTTTCTGTATCAAAATCTATTAAATTATTTTCTATTTCTTCTAAGTTAAAATATATTCTATGTGACGGAGCCTCGTCTTTAATTCCAGTAGAAAAAGCTTGCGCACCAGGATCTTGCTCTAATGTACTGATAGATATATCTGAGTGTACTTGATAATCAGTGGTTCCAGGACCTCCATCGCCAAAGTTTCCTCCTAAGTAATGGGTACCACCTGTAGTGCTAGTTACTTCTTTATGATCTCCCTCAATAGCTATGTACTTATACTCAGGAACTTTATAGTAACCTCGGCTAGGATCAAAGAGCGACTCACTCATTTCTGTAAAAACACCTTTGCAAGTATAACCCTGACCATTATTATCATAATTGTAGGTAGTTCCTCCTACGTCCTGGCTAAATTGTAATTTTAATCCGCTATAAAACTGAGACAAATCGGTACTTAAAGGAAACTTTATACTTGTACTGTCGCCTTTATAACTAACAGTTACTAAGTCTCTGGCGGACACAGCATCATTATTAGTTAATACTCTATCCCCTGTTGCTTGCCTTACAAAAGTATATATTTGCCCACCTGATTCATTAACTTGAGTGTACAAAAAGCTTACCGCTGTAGGTAAAGCATAACTGTCCAAAGCAGCTACAAAAGGAAGTATGCTTAAACTAGCTCTACCTGTAGAATAACTGGTGTTGATTTTTCTTTTATAATCAGCCTCATATTCATTAGATTTAAACGAGGTGTACAAAGACTCTATCTCTATGGGTTCTGACGGCTCTCCTGTTATAAAATTTCCTTTATTGTCTTGATAAGAAAATCTAAAAATATAGTTGTATTTAAACTTATTTGAACCTATACCGGATGTCGTTGTTAAAGGAGTATCTTCATCTTCAGAATAAAAAATAGAAGATTGATCTTCTGTATCTACAATGGAAGATACAAAATTAGTTTTAAATTCAGGTAGACCTGGCTTGTAAACAAGATTACCATCGTATTTCCACATGTCATCATGACCATTTCCTACATACAATACATTATTTATTTTTGCAAAACTAGCGTTTCTAAGTACATCTTTATTTAAAATACTGTCGTCAGTATAATGTTCATATACAGGCATTATAGAAGCTTCTTTTAAATTTTTTTGTTCCTGTGTTGTTAATTGCAATTGACTAGCTGTTAAGGCTTTAGGCAATATTTCTAACTCAGAAGTGAACAGGGAATGTCTAGGAAAAAGATTCTCTCTACTAGCGTAGCTCAATCTAGATGCTGCTAAGGATGTATCCGTACCGTCGTAAGTAGCTACATAACTGTAAAACTCATTTATATTAACTTCAGCAGAATTACTATTTAAAGCAAGTTCATTGTTATAAGGATTTTGAAATACTCTTACAAGATCCTTATTACCATTACTGTCTAAATAAGTTAAGACAGGAACACCGTCTTCATCTAGAGTAACTATTCTACCTCTTAATTCATCTGTACCTGCATATCTTTCTACTATAAATATAGGAAAGTTGTTTGATGATACGTTTCCAGGTTTTCCTACAAAATAATTAGATACGTTAGGATTTCCTTCAGCTTGGAATAAAGAGTGTATATCTTGAGAAGTATCTATAGTAGCGTTTAAGTCACTATCTATAGATATTAATGTAGCTTCTACTGAAAAAGATCCTGTAGCAGTATTAGTTATTTTAATAGTATCTCCTACAGCAAAAGATCCTAATCCAAGAATACCGTTATCATATCTTCCTTGTGCATCTGTAAGCCAGCTATACGTTCCTGCTGGACTAGAAGAACTACTTCGTAAAGATATAGTGGAAGTATCATCTACTGTATTTATATTACTTTGGAAATTACTACTTAAAGATCTCCATGTAGGATCTGATATTAAAAAACTGTCATCAGCTTTTACAGTTAAAGTAGCTTTTTCTTCTTTAGTTAAATAAGTATCTGCGGCTATTATTCTGGTATTTAAGGCTCCTGATTGAAATAGATCTGGTAACACTTGTCCTGTGGCGTTTAAGTATTCCTGCTCTAATTTTTGTATTGTATTAGATATATTTTGTTTTATTATATTGTTCTCTACATTGGTCGTAGTTATATACTGGTATGTGTCAGGATAGCTTAAATTTGCACCTAATACGCCTGTAATTATAGGAACTCTTACAGAGTTTATAGTGTCTAAAAGCTGTTGTATAGTAACCTTACTAGCTTCTTCTGTACCTAAATCTACTTTTACTACCTGATTGTCTGTAGGAACATCATATATCTCATAAAAATAAGTTTCTGTCTCAGGGTTTAAATATAGTGAATGATAGGAATTTGAATATGGTTTTGCATAACTAACTGTAAAATTATTCTTTTTTAACTTATTTAAGTGGGTATTAGCTATAATAAGTTCTTCATAGGTATCATTACCGACTACATTATTGTAGACTTCCATCCCAAAAATTCCCTTATCAGTATCTAAAGATGTTTTAAATCCTTTTCTTTTACTAAGAGATCCATCAGAATTTACTACAGCATTTTTAACTTCTTCAGCATATCCTGTAGGTAAATCTGTACTGTTAACAGATTTATTTAATCCTTTGAATTTAGGTGGATGTTTTATAATCTTGTGGTCTACAGCCATTAAACACTCCAATCTTCCCAGCTATTAAGCTGAGGTATGAATTCTACATCATCTGTTATTAAAGAATAACTGGATACTATTTCTTGAATCATTGCAGACAATTCCTGAGCTGCCTCAGCACTATCTACACTAGAATCTCTCTTCAATATTTTAAAAGCAGCATACGCAATCAAGTATCTTTCAACAGATATATCTAAACCTGAATGAGTAGTTGTATCTAGTCCACCTACAATAAACGAACCTGAAGGTATAGTCGATAACTCTCCTTCTGCTAATGTATGTGCTTTACAGGTTATAGTAAAATTACTTAAAGAATCTATCTCTATGTTTTTTACTATAGAATGTCCTTTTTTATCTACTATACAAATATATTCCTCATCCTTAAGTCCTTTTACATAAGATAAAATTTCGTCAGTGATTATATCAAAAGTACCTGAAGAACTTACGGTAGCCGATTGAGTTATTTTAGCTTGTCTTTTATCTAATTCTTTTAGTCTTTGTACATAATTTATACGTAAACTTCCTCCTGTAGATGGCTGAGGAGTTAGTAATATTTTACCTGACATTCTAATATACTTTGTAGGAGACCCATCTATACCTGATACTCTAGATTTTATAGTCTCTTGTTCTAAAGGGTAATAGTCTTCTAAACTACCTGACGGAGAGTATTCTACATTATGAACTTTATTTCCCAAGAAACAGTCTGTAGGCAAGGCATAAGATTCAGATCCGTCCACAGGTATTATAACCTCATTAATAAAAGCTCTAGGATGTTTGTTAACTACTAAAGCCTGTAAATTATATTGAGCGTCATTTATATATTGAATAATCTCATTATCAGAAATACCTATATTATCTGTATCATACTCTTCATTCTCAGTCTGTGTTCTAATCTGACTAAGTAATTTATTAATAGATCTCATATATTAATACTCCGCTTTCTCCCTGAAGACCCTAAGGCTCTACTAACAGCATCTCCCATACGAAGAGCTATAGCTCCTTTCTCTTTTTCTCCCTTAGCCTCTTCCATTTTGGCTCTGGCTTCTCCCATTAATTTTTGTTGTTCTTTATATTGCATACTCTTAACAACACCCATTAAAAATGCCCCTCCAATTGCGGCTGGGTTTCCTCCAGATGTTATACCTGTCTGTAAAGCAGATGCAAATGGAGATGGAGGCGGTCCGCCATCACTATCATTTTGTAAGTTAGTATTAACTGCACTTAGTAATCCTTTTGCGGTGTCTTTAGCATCTCCCTTAGGCTTATCCTCATTCTCTCTATTAAACTCTTGTTTAGAACCGGCTTCTAACTTACTATAAGATTTCTGTAATTGTTTTTTAGATGCCTCTTTTTTCATCTTTCTAGAATCAGCCTCTTTTTCAAAATCTTCTACTGAAGTTACTTTTCCTGTGTATTCTGGATCTAACATTCCCATTATATATTTCTCCTTATAATTTTTCTATAAATATGTATCCTGATATTGCAGTAGGATTAATCCCTGATGAATCTGAAAAATGTTTTATTTCAATATTATGATAATAACCGGATGCTACAGTAAATATTTGTCCCTCTGATACCCATCTATCTGTATTAGACGTACTGGAATCTGGAGCCATATCATGTAAACTAGTATCAACAGATCCTCCATTTCGACCTGATAGGATTGAAAACGCATCATTACCAGGATTTGATGTAGTAGCTGTTATGTCATACGATATTTTATATCTACCTTCAAATAACCTATTACTAGTTCCTAAACCTGTTCTTTCAGAAGGTAAAGCTCCTCTTTCGTACCATTGGTTATTAGGAGTATCCAAAGTAAATTCACTAATAGACATTGAAAATATGTCAATTCTAGGCTTAACTCCTTTAAGCAACCATTCCCCATTTGAAAAAATAGATCCGGCAGGAACAAAACCACTATTCGTATCATACTGATGATAGCCAAGATCTATATTACAATCTTGTAAAAATCTCATAAAATTAGAATCCTCTAAAAGGGTAGTGTCTGTATCCCCACTAATACCTTCCTCTGACGAGGTGCTTATATTGTGTATACCACTAAATGTTAAATTATTTTCAGACATTGTTCCAAAACAAATACTCGTGCCGAAAGAAGTACTACCTTTTATATCAAGTACATTTCCTTTAAAGATACAAGGACCTACTTGGGTACTACCAAAGCCATCCCCATTAGCATCATCAGGCTCTCCATCAAAACCTCCTATAATTCCTGTATTATATTCTATATTACTAGGGTTATACTGATTATATGTTAATCTTCCAGCAAAATTAAAAGTACATCTTTTTAGTATATTGGCTTGATCTATCCTACAAGCAGAGTCTGTAGAAATAAATTCGCAATTTACTATTTCATGACTATTTGATGAAGGAGAGAATATTAAGTGAGCCCCATTACTTAATATAAATTTAGTATCAGCTACACTACTAGTTATTGTAGTATTTACACTTATGTGTCTAACAGCTCCAGGAGCCCATTCAGAGCCATCCCATACTAAATATTGACCTGTTGTAGGCGCAGTTGAGGAAACATCATTTAATGTAGAAAGAACTACGTCAGAATTTAGTTTAGCTGCTGTTACAGCTCCATCTGCTACATCTGCTGCAATAATTGTACCGTCTACAATGTGATCTGCTGTAATTGAATTATTTGCAATCTTATCTCCTGTAACAGCATCATCAACAATTTTTGATGTACTTATACATCCATCATCTAGAGAAGACCCATTTAATTTAGCTCCATTACCATTTCCTGAATGATCATGATCAGATATAGCTTGCATAGCAGCTTGAAACACACCTGCCCAATCGGTATCTCCTTTAGCAGGAATAGTTATAACTAGCTTGTTAGTATTTCCTTCATTTAAGGTTACAGCCATTATTTACTCCTTCCAAAAAATAGTTTTGCTGTAGCATTTCCTACTAAACCAACTACTTTAACATTTTGTAGAAAATTTTCTGATGAATCATCGTAAGCTATTAGTTTAGCTTCTTCTCCAACCGTTGCAAAGTCATAGG